CAAGGCGCACCAGATTTTAGACCGAATCAACATACTTTTCATTCTAAACAGAACCATGAATACGTTTGGGATACCCAACGTGTTTTTAACAATCTATACAAAGAGGAGCAAGAAGATGGCGAATAAGAAGAAGATGATGGCTGGCGGTAAAGGAGTCAAAAAGAAAATGTTAGCTGGTGGTAAAGGAGTTAAAAAGAAAATGCTTGCTGGCGGTAAGCAAGTCAAAAAGATGATGGCTGGTGGTAAAACTAAGAAGGGTTATGCTGCGGGTAAAATGGTTAAGAAGATGATGGCTGGTGGTAAGACCTCAAAGCCTGACTTCTTAGATCTTGATAAGGACGGTAATAAAACTGAACCGATGAGGCAGGCCGCACAAGGCAGAGCCAAAGGCGGAGCTATCAGAAAAATGGCTGGTGGTAAGCAAGTCAAGAAGATGATGGCTGGTGGCGGTAAAGCTAAAAGCATGGCTAAAGGTGGCGCTAAAGGCGGTAAGAAGAAGTCTAAAACTAAAGTGAGAGGCGCAGGTATAGCACAAAGAGGTGTAAGACCCGCGAAAATGAGATAGAGCCATGATGCGTAGATACTATAAAAAAGGGGGTAAGATATGCCCTTCAGGTAAAGCTTGGGCTAAACGTACATTTGATACGTACCCAAGCGCCTACGCTAATATGGCTGCTTCTAAGTATTGTAAAGATCCAAGCTATGCTAAAGGTAGTAAAAGAAAGAAGAAGTAATGGGCGCTTTAAAAGATTGGGTAAAACAAGACTGGGTTCGTATCGGTACTGACGGCAAAATAAAAGGCAAGTGTGGTACATCTAAGGATAAGAAGAACCCAGATAGGTGTTTACCACGTAGTAAAGCTAGCAGTCTTAGTCAATCTCAACGAGCTACTACAGCTAAGAAAAAGAAGCGTGAAGGCGCTAAAGGTAAAACTGTGGTAAAAAATACTAAACCTGCTACAGTAAAACTACGAACGGGCGGACTTGCAAGGAGAAGAAGGCATGGCTAAATCTGAACAAGAACTAAGAGAAAAATATTTTGATGACGATGCGCTTCAAAATACTATAAGTCTACAACAATTTTTTATACAGCAAGGGAGACCTGATCTAGCCGAACCTGAGAAAAAGAAAAAGGGTGGGTCTATCAAACTAAGAGGCGGGGGACTTGCTCGACGTAAACGAAGTATCGCGCGAGGATGCGGTGCTATAATGGCAAACAGAAGAAAGAAAACGCAGTACATATAGGAGATATCATGAAACTTATACAGAATGGTACATTTGCAACAGGAGAACCTGTGTATCAGATAGCAGAAAATAATAGCGATGGAACACACACTACTGTTGTGTTTGATCCGATGACAAAAGAAGAAGCCGAAGAGAGACTAAAGTCTATGGGAGGCACAACTACAAAACCTGTAGAAGAGGCAGTAGCTGATGATTCTCCTGACTACAAGTCTATGACAAAGTTAGAACTAGAAGCCATGATGCGTGAGCATGGTGTAGAGCTAGACAGGCGCAAGTCAAAAGGTGAGTTGTTAAAAGAGGTAGATGACTATTTTACACATGTGCTACACACACCTAGTGAGGACTAATAATGGCTACATCGGGTACTACAGCATTCAACATGGACTTCACGGAGATCGCTGAAGAGGCGTGGGAACGTGCAGGGCGTGAGATGCGTTCTGGATATGATCTGAGAACTGCCCGTAGATCTATGAACTTGTTAACCATAGAGTGGCAAAACAGAGGGTTAAACCTTTGGACAATAGATAGTGCAACACAAGCTATCACCGCAGGTACAGCGCAATACACGCTTGCCGCAGATACTATAGACTTGTTAGATCAAGTCATACGAACAGGTGACAGTGGTTCTGGAGGTCAGTATGGTGACGGAGGATCTACACAATCTGATCTCACCATAAGTCGTATTGGTGTGACTACCTTCGCGTCTATCCCTAACAAGTTAATACGTGGTAGACCTATTCAAGTATGGGTTGAAAGACTACGTGATGCACCACGAATAAACCTATGGCCCGTGCCTGATAAGTCCTATAGTTTTGTGTACTGGCGACTACGACGTATAGAAGATGCAGGGAACGGTATAGAAACAGCAGATATGAACTTTAGATTCTTACCTTGTCTGGTAGCAGGGTTGGCGTATAACATAGCTATGAAGACACCTGAACTTGCAGGTAGATTACAGATGTTAAAGGCTGATTACGACGAACAGTATAATCTAGCTGCTGGTGAAGACAGAGAGAAGGTATCTGAGCGTTTTGTACCACGAGTAGGGAGGATCTAGTGGCATTTGCATCCAGCAAGAAAGCAATAGCTGAATGTGATATTTGCGGGTTTCGATTTAAACTACGTGAGTTACGGAACATAATTACCAGAGGCAGGGACACAAATATCAAGGCTTGCCCAGAGTGTCATAGTCCTGACCACCCACAAAACAAACAAGGATTATATCCCGTGCGTGATCCCCAGGCGATACGTGATCCACGTCCTGACTTCGCAGGGTACGAACAAAGCAGAAACTATGCGTGGGGTTGGAACCCTGTAGGTGATGGACAGAACAACTATGGACTAAGTAAGAGTAGTAGTTTAAAAATGATTAGTGGTGTAGGGTCGGTAACGGTGACAACATGAATTATACAGAATTAAAAACAAACATAGCAGATATATGTGAAACGACGTTTACAGATGCACAGGTAAACATGTTTATACAGCAGGCTGAACAAAAGATATACAACACTGTTCAGATACCTGCGTTACGTAAAAATGTGTCTGCCACGACCACATCCAGTAATAGATATCTAGCCCTACCTGCAGATTTTTTATATGCGTACAGTATGGCTATCTACACTACAGCAGGTAACGTATACTCCTTCCTACTATACAAAGATGTTAACTTTATGCGTGAAGCATACCCAAATCCTGCTACGACAGGCGCACCGAAGCATTATTCGCAGTGGTCAGATGGGTTTTTTATATTGGGACCTACACCTGACGCTGCGTATAATGTAGAGCTTTACTATGGTCACTATCCAACATCTATTGTTACTGCAACCAATACCTTCTTAGGTGACGACTTCGATTCTGCTCTGTTAAACGGAGCGTTGATAGAGGCTGTAAGATTCCAGAAACAAGAGCCAGACGTTATACAAAATTACGAGAAATTGTACTTACAATCAATTACGTTGCTTAAAAACGCATATGAGGGTAGAAATGTTACAGATAATTATAGATCTGGGACATATAAGGTAGAGGTTAGTTAATGTTGACAAGCGCGATAAAAATGGGTGAAAACTTTAGTGTAGATGTTATAACTACCGACAATAGAGGTCTGACTCCCGAAGAAGTAACAGCGTTATGTTTAGATAAAATTATATCTGTAAGTGATACAGCACCTCCTGCCATAAAAGATCAAGCACAAGCATTTCGTGGTCGTCTAGAGCTTGTTATATTAGAGTATATGAAACAAGCTATAAAACATGATAGAGTAACAATATATAATGCAATAAAAGACGCAGGGTACGATAAACTCGCAGAACATATAAGGAGAATATAATGGCTTTTTCAGGCAACGCATTATGTAATTCATTCAAGCAAGAGTTACTAGAAGGAGTACATAACTTCAAAAATAGTGGAGGAGATACTTTTAAGTTTGTCATGTATACAAACTCTCAGGCGGGTAATGATAGTTTAGGAGGAAGTAGCAGCACTATGGACGCTACAGTAACCGCATATAACACTGGCGGGACTTCTTCAAACGAAATAAGTAACACTGGAGACTATAGTCAGGGTGGTGGCACGTTAACACGAGTTGACCCATCGTTGAAGTCTACGTCAACAGCTACAACACAGTTTGGCACTTTAACGTTTTCTAGCGTCACTTTGACCGCGAGAGGAGCGTTGATATATAATGACAGTGCATCAGGTGATCCTGCTATATGTGTGTTAGATTTTGGAGCAGATAAGTCAGCATCAAGTGGCACGTTTCAAATAAACTTTCCAACTAACGACGCGAGCAACGCACTAATAAGGATAGCATAATGGCATTTAAACTTGCGGATAGAGTAAAAGAATCAACCATAACAACAGGCACGGGGGCTATAGCTCTTGGCGGAGCTGTGACTAACTTTGAAACTTTTTCTGCAAATTTATCAAATTCCGATACCACCTATTACGCTATCGTTGACAGTACAAATAATGCTTTTGAAGTGGGGTTAGGTACGTACAATTCTTCGGGTAACACGTTATCACGATCTGTTATAGCCAGCTCAAACAGTAACAATCTTGTGAGTTTAGGTAGTGGTACGAAAGAAGTTTTTATAACAGTCCTCGCAGATAAAGTTGTCGTTGAAGATGGTAGCAACAATGTAGCTATCGGAGGCACAGTAACAGCCTCTGCTTTTAGTGGTAGTGGCGCAAGCCTTACAGGTGTTGATGTAGTAAACGACACGAGTCCACAATTAGGTGGCAACCTAGATGTGAACGGTAACGACATAGTATCAACTTCTGGGGATGCTAATATAGAAGTGGCTCCTCATGGTACTGGAGGTCTTGTTGTAAAAGGCAACAATACAGGATCAGAAAATCAAGGTAAGATAATATTAAACTGTCAGAATAATTCACACGGACAGACTATAAAATCAGCCCCTCACAATGAAAGTGCAGATAACGTTTTAACACTACCGAGTTCAGGTGGCAATGCTCGTTTAGTGTCTACATCCTCGACTGCTACGCTTACGAACAAAACACTTACAAGTCCTGTTATAGAAACAGTAACAGGGTCAACTATTACGCTAGACTCAGCAGGAGATATAACTTTAGACGCAGGTGGAGCCGATGTAACGTTAAAAGATGACGGTACTACATATGGTAGCCTAACAAATAGTAGTGGTGAGTTAGTAGTTAAGTCTGGTTCTACCCCAACAACAGCTATGACGTTCAGTGGAGCTAATGTAACTCTAGCAGGAAACCTAACAGTAAATGGAACTACCACCACAGTGAATAGCACCACGTTAACTGTAGATGATCCTATAATAACACTTGGGGGAGACTCTGCACCAGGAAGTGATGACAATAAAGATAGAGGTGTAGAGTTCAGATATCATACTGGATCAGCAGCTAAAGTAGGTTTCTTTGGTTTTGACGACAGTGGAACAGCTTTTACCTTTATACCTGATGCTACAAATAACAGTGAGGTGTTTAGTGGTACTGTAGGTAACGCAGTTTTTGGTGTTGGTACGTTTGGTTCGTTAGATATATCTGGAGATGTTGACGTAGATGGCACATTAGAAGCTGATGCCATGACATTAAATGGCACAACGATTACAACAACAGCAACGCTATCAACAGGAATATCAAATGGAAATGTTTTGGTTGCAAATGCAAACGTAGTAGACAATGATTTTCTGAGAGTTGACGGAACGAGCATTGAGGGTCTAAGTGCCTCTGAGCTTTCAACACAAATAGGGGCAGCCACAACAGACGATATTATTGCATTAAGTATAGCGTTAGGATAAAGGAGAAAACACATGGCAAATGACGCAATAGCAAGCATACAGGCAACGGTGCT